TTTTATCTTTCTGAGATGGTCCGCAAGAAGGGAGGCAAGTATCTTGAATTGTTTATCCTTTGGGACGTTCTAATGATTCAAAATTTGACGTTTAGAAACAAAATATTGATAAATAACAATACATACATACTGCAAGAAATAAATACCTTTGACGTTGCAAAGAATCAAAGTACAAAGACTTATTTTGTACTCGATTACAAAGAAGTCGGAGCGGATGCTGATATACAAAGCACAATTTTAGAAGCAAAAATAAACACGATATAAAATGTCCAATACAGTTGTCGGTTTTACTATTCAGATAGACGGAATTCAGTCAATAAACCAGCTAAATGCGGAGATAAAGCAAACTAAAGAAGCGATGAACGCCCTCGACCTTAGTACGGAAGAGGGAAATAAAGCCTTTCAGGAGCTCAGTCAGACTTTGGGCAAAATGACAGCGCAGCAAAAGGCGCTAAAAAAGGCACAGGATGACGTTAATAAGTCGTTTTTGCCTGAAAAAGCGGTCGGAGCTTACGATCAATTGTCCGCAAAGCTTAACAAACTGCGCAAAGAGTTTAAAAACGCTGCTCTCGATGGCTCCAAAACAACTGAGGAGCTTGACAAGATGCAAAAAGAGATCCAGCAACTTGACAAAACGCTAAAGAATGTAGATGGACAGGTGGGGCAGTTCCAAAGAAACGTTGGTAACTATCCACGCACGTTCCAACGTGTTACAAGAAGTCTGCAGCAGGCAATACCCGGCTTTGAAGCATTTAGTCAGCAATTAAGAAACAGCGAAGGCGGCCTTTCTACTTTTGGCAAAGCTTTAATAGGTGGTTTTCTTGCTTTTCAAGCGGCTAATTTGATAGGCAAGGCAATTGGTCAGCTTGACGAGTTCAACAAAAAAATAACTGAGACTCGTAATACCGTGATGGGATTGTCGGGCGCTTTCGGTTCAAACCTTGACGACTTAACGGCTCAAACAACTGCACTTGCTGAGACATTCAACACGGACGCAAAAACGATAGGTGAAGCAGCAAAGGCATTAGCTGGAAAGTTAGGTATCAGCTTTGAGGAAGCACTTGGAAAATTAGAAGGGGCGCTGGTTGAGGGCAGAGGAAATACAGACGACTATCTAAATAAAATTAAGGAAATACCTGCAGCATTCCAAGAAGCAGGAACCGGTATAAGTGATCTTTCAGAAGATAATAAAAGGCTTTTAGATAGTAACAAAGAGCTGGCTATATCGCAGATTCGAGTAGCAAAAGAAACGAAGGAAATTGTAACCAGCTTTAAGGAGTTCAAAAATGCTGTTACAGGGCAGCTAATTAAGTTTGTTGTTGCGCTATATGATGCTTTGAAGCCTATCGGGATGGCTTTCTACGATCTCGGCAAAGCAGTGTATAATTTTATAGCTGCTATCGGTGGCATATTTAGCTCTGGAGGGCAAGCAGTATCTGTCTTAGATCTTTTCGGGGCTACAATTAGATTTATTCTTTCTCCTATTCAATTTTTAATCGGATTGGTTGCTGGGGTAATATCAGTTATGACCCAGTTTGCCCCTATTCTTCTTGCGGCTGCGGTGGCTGTTGGAACATTCACTCTCGCTATAAATGCTGGTAAAATAGCTGCAGCATTGTACGCAGCGGCTCAATACTTAATGAATGGCGCAGTAGCAGCTTATACGGTAATAACAAAAACGGCAAGAGCGGCACAATTAGCATTTAACGCAGCGGTCAAAGCGAATCCAATAGGATTGGCAATTACTGGACTTGTGGCGGCTGGTTCTGCGGTTGCGGCTTATGCTTATGCAACGTCTGAAAGTACAGATGCAAGTAAAGCAAATACTACGGCTTTGTCAGCTGAAGAGCAAGCAATTATAGACAAAGCGGAGGCGGAGCAAAAGGCTGTAGATGATAAAATGAAAGCGCAGCAAGAAGCTTTTCAGAAGGAACAAAAGATTGCAGAGGATAAACGCAAAGCAGATGAGGCAGCAAAAGCGGCTTTAGACAAATATAACCAAGCAGTAGAAAAGCTATCAAATGATAGAACAAAGTTTTTAGAGTCCGAGCTTTCCGCTCAAAAAAATGCATTAGCCTTATTGGCTGACCTTCGGGCCCGTTATATTGACGAGCAAATCAAAAGTATAAAAGACGATCAAGAGCGCCAAATAAAAGAAATTGAAATCGGTACGGAGCGACAGGTTGCGGCCCTTAACGACCAATTGACAAAGCTGCAGGAAGAGAACCAAGCAAGAGCGAAAGAGGCGGAGGCGCAACTTAAAGAGGCGATAAAGCTTAATGTCGCAGAGGTTGGAAAGATTAGAGAGGAAAATATAAAGTTAGCCGCAAAAAGTGCGGATGAAGAAAAAAGGCTTTCAGAAGAAATTGCAAGACTAAAAATAGAAATTGAGAAAAACGCTCAAACTCAGATTGATGGCGTAAAGGCGGAAGGGCGAAGCGAGGAACTGGCAAAAGCAAAAGAGCAGGCTGAAAAATTGATAGAATTAAGAAACCAATTTTTGAGCGAGGAGATTAACTACATAGAGCAGCAAGGCGAATTTAGAGAGCTTGCAAACCAAGAAACGCTTAACAAGCTGTTAGCTCAGGAAAAGGACGCAAAGAAGCGTGAAGAGCTTATAAGACTGGCGGCGGAGCAGGAAACAATCGATAAGATAGCCAATATTAGAAACCAAATTCAAGCCTTTAACGATGCAGAGGCGCAGTTATTAGACGAAAATGGAAAGCTAAAGGTTGGAATAGTGCAGTCGGAGTATGACGCTATCTTATTAGCTCGTCAAAAGCTGTTCACGGACCTTTCCGCAGAGGAAAAGAAGCAGACAGATGATGTGGCAGTAAATGCAGCGGAACAGGCAAAAATAAAACAAGACCAATTCGAGCAGGTTCTTGGGTATTTTAACGAGGGTATCGGCTTAATTGGTGAGGCCTTTGCAGTTGCTAATGAAAGACAGCAAGCAGCATTTGACGCAGATATTGAGCGCAGTCAGTTAAGACAGGAAAGTTTACAGGCAGAACTCGAAAACAGTACGGGCTTAAGACGTCGCTTTTATGAGCAGCAACTTGCGTCTGAGGTAGCCAATATGGCAGCAATTGAAAAGGCAAGAGAAGAGGCAAGGAAGCGAGACGCAAAAAGACAAAAGGCAATTGCTATTATTCAATCTATAATACAAACGGCTTTGGCAGTTACTGCGGCTTTATCAGCAGGTGGAAACGCTTTAAAAATTGCATCGGGTGTAAATGTTATTGAAGCCATTGCAGCTGGTATAGTCGGAGCAGCACAAACGGCATTGATCGCCGCTCAGCCGCTCGCTAAAGGTGGGGTTGTTGGTAAGTTTGGCGAGGATATAGTACAGTTTGCAAATGGTGGAACGGTGACAAGTAGGGGCAATATTAAGCCGCTCAGTAATGGTGACAACGTACTGGCGACATTGAAGACTGGAGAGGTGGTACTTAATAAGGAGCAGCAGGGGCGCATCGGTTACTCAACACTAAAGGCGGCAAGGATTCCCAATTTTGCTATGGGTGGCGTTGTGGGCGCTCCGTCCGGATTCCTGCAAGATAGTCTAAACAAGGCAGGCGAAGAACAGAACAGGCTTAAAGTTATGCAAGACTTAGTAATGGAGACGCAGGGGCGTATCGACAGGCTGCAAGTAATTTACACGGCAAGTACTGACGACGATGTAGAGAAGGGAAGGAGCGAAAGGAAAGAGATCAGAGCTACAGCATCATTCTAAATTATTCAATATGTATATTAGAGAAATACCAGCGGAACACGTCGAAGAGGTACGTGGAATAATGGCCCGCAATAAAACATCTATGCTAATACCGTACGAAGACCTTGCACGGCTCTTTTACTTTTACTATCGCTTTATCAAAGTATTTCAGAGGGGCGAGAATGTAGAAAAGCGAATGAAAAAAGACCTATCTTGCTCATCTTGCAAAGGCAAAGTAATAATGTATTTCCGAAATTTAGAGCTATGATCGTAAACCTAACGAGGGACAGGCAGAAAAATTCAAGACGCTTGTTTTGTCATTTGCTGGCGGATGAGCTGCAGGAGCGGCTCGGAGAGATTCCAAACCTGCAAAACATTATATTCTACCTGCTAAAATACAATATTGTCAGACAATCGGTAATAAATCGCTATGTCGTTATTAAGATGTACCCCGAATATATAGAGCGATACGGTAAAAAGGCCATTGCAGTTACTGAATTAACAAAGGTTTTACCCGTCGAAGAGACAGCGATTTATCACATTTTAGGTAATCACGCTGCTTATTTCCTACCAAACAAGTTCGATTTTTAGGGCTAAAAAAAATAATTTACATTTTTATGAAAGTTTTTTAGTAAAATGTTTTGTTTTCAAATAAGTAGATCTATCTTTGTATCAAGATAAATGAAAGGAAATTATTTAAACACATAAAAACTACGATTATGAAACGCCAAACAGTTAAAATATTAGGTCAAACAGTTACAGTTGGTACTAAATTACACGCAAAATTAGTACAGCAAGTAAAACAATTTAACGACCTTTCTACATACGAGACAAACTAACCACCACGGGGCGCAGCATCCGATCAACTGCAACAACACAAAACCACTATTATGATAGCATCGGCAAACCTCATACACCTTACTACTTCGGGCTATGAGATAGTTAAAACAGAAGTTAAGGTCATAGAGCTGACCCACGAGAAAAGCGCAAACAAGCGGGCTATAATTGAATACACCTACAAAGGGCAGCTAATGCGACACTTTATATCAAGATCTCGTTTAACTTACTTAACAAAATCAGAATCATGAGAACAGAAATATATAACGCTATAATATTTGAGGAGGGCTTTCTCGATGCAGATAAAGAATACCGAATAGAAGTATTAGCAAAGCTACTACCGGAACACGGGCCCGACGGAGCGACAACTGACCAGCATGAATGGGATATTGTCGAAGTGTACTGCAACGGCAAGAAGTCGGACACGGAGACAATTGCTCCAATGCTTTACTGGAATGAGCAGCGGATGCCCGAAAATGTATTGATTCAAAAATTATTATACGCATTATCCAACCAGTGAAGTACGCCATCATTATCCTCTCCGCTATCGTCATCGAGTTTGCCAGCACGTTCTACATATTGTCCGTATCTAATCAGCACGTTGTACAAATGGCTTTTTGGGCGTTTATCGGGCCGTTCCTTTCGCTTCCTTTCCTAAAGTATCAGATAGAAGCAAAGACAAATTTGCAGCGGATTGGATTGGCGTTTGGTTATGGTGTGGGGTATGCAGGTGGTGCAGTATTGACACAATTTATTTAATTATTCAAAAACTACAAATATGAAACGAATTAAAATAACCGCAGCCAATGCGGTGAAAAAAGGATTGGTGAAAGTTGGGGATGAGGTAAAAATTGAATTTGAGATAATTAAAATGTTGCCTGTTGGATTTGTTGGCAAAACGAATACAGGCGTTCAATGCTCGTTTACTAAATCTATAATCTCCATCCCTAAGCCCGAACCTAAGCCAATTGATTTTGGAAAGGCTGGACTGGTGTTGAAAGGTGAATTTTCACTTATTCAAACAACTGGTTACTGTGGTACAGAATGCTTTTCAGGTATTTATTTAAATGGAAACTGCACAAATGGCTTTACTTCAAACGGATTTATCAAATATCAAAATATGTGGCAGGACATTACAGAAACCTATTACCTTAACAACCCAAAATAAACCATTATGAAAACTATCCTATTCCTACTCTTAGCTTTACAGCTATCAGCTCAGAACTACTACTGCGTTCAGGTCATCAGCACCCGAAACCCTCACTTACTAAAGCCAGAAATGGTTTCTATCCTACCCGATACCGCAAAGGTTGAGCAGGCAGGCGAATGGTTCAGAATCCTGTTTGTGTACGCTACGAAAGAAGAAGCTAACATCTATCACACTTCATGGCTAAAACAGCATTCAAATGCGTTTATTTGCGTTCGGACTAAGGAGCAGGTAGAGCGGATGTATGATTTATTTAGTAAAGATTAAAACCGAACACGATGGAAAATAAAGAACACAAATGTAAATATTGCGGAGTTATGACAAGTCAACCAGATGAAGAATGTTATAAATCGCCAAATACAAAAGCGATGGAAAATAAAACAGCAGTACAAATATTTTTTGAAGACCTTTGTCATTTAGGTTACATTGAATATCCCGATGAAAGCTTAGTTCAGGATAGGTTAAATTTAGCCCTCGAACTCGAAAAGCAGCAGATAATTGATACTTTTGAAACTGCATTTATTGAGGCTTATAAATTACCTTTAGATCGCGATTTCAATACTGCAGGTCATTACTATTCCCAAACCTACAAAAAACCAACAGAATGAGAAACATCCTAATAATAACACTTATCGCTGCCTTTGCGCTATCCTTTCGCCTTGCTACCCCTACGAACGTCAAAGGCAAGACGGCAAAGCATAGGCCTGCCCACGTTGAGAAATACGTGAAGCGATTCCTAAAGACCGCACAGGCAGAAGCGGAGCTGTACAACATTCCTGTTTCGATTAAACTTGCACAGGGGATATTGGAAAGCAATTCGGGAAGGTCACAGTTAGCTCGAAAGCATAATAACCACTTCGGCAAGAAATGGCACGGTAGCGGAAAGTATGCAGTCTATGCTGACGATACCCCGAAAGACCGTTTTCAAGTTTACAAATCCGCATGGCGTAGCTGGAGAGATCATTCTAAACTGCTCACAGGAACCCGATATAAGCACTTGCTAACCTTACACCGCCTTGACTATAAAAAGTGGGCGCACGGCCTTAAAAAAGCTGGTTATGCCACGAATCCAAAATATGCTGAGGCCTTGATATCGGTTATTGAAAACTATGGGCTTTGGTATTATGACTTTAAATTACCAGGATTATGAGTGAACCAGCTCAGCTAATTAGGGAAATAAACTTAGGCTATACAATTGTAAAGGTATTCAACCCGATTTCAAACAATAACTATCTTATGATTATTTACTATGACGTTGCAGGCAATTGGACTCAAAGACAGATAAAAACAGAAAAGGATAAAAAAACTATTCTGTTTGGAAATTTAGCACAGATAAAAAAACTATTATAACCCCCACACTCGTAGTTTATGCGGCGAAAAACAGATTATCAGTTTAGCCTAACAGGTTGAGAAAATATTTGACTGATAGATTTAAGTGCGGTTCGATTCCGTGCCGGGTGTGGTTTTAAAAAACACTCATTATGCCAAACATATTTCTAATCACAATAATCGGGACCGCAATAATATTAGCAGTAATGTTCATTGAGTGGTTGACGGATTGCGATCTAAACGATTGAAACAAAAAGTTCTTAATGTCAATTATTAGGCAGCTCCTTGGTCGGGGCTGCCTTTTTTTATTTATCGTTTTTTTTTGAGTGGTTGACTACTTATTTTTGTGTAAAATCAAAACAGATGTTTGAATTAAATATATTTGGAGTTATAGGCAGCAAAGATACGGAGACAAAAGACTCAGTAAAAAAGGCGTTAAACGATGCAGGCGGGCAGGACGTCCTTATCAATATATCCAGTAGTGGCGGTTCTATCATTGAGGGAATGGCCATATCTGAAATGATAGCCCTGTATGCCGGTAAAACAACAACGAGAGGTATTGGCATTGTGGCAAGTGCTGCGACCATAATACTGATGGCAGGCAAAAGAAAGGAAATGACAAAGAACTCCTTCTTTATGATGCACAACAGCTGGGGCGGAGTTGAGGGGAACGCTATGGAGCTTGAAAAGACTATTGAGCTGTTGAAAATGTTTGACGATCAGATGGCCCAAATCTATACAGCTCAGTTGGAAAGCAAAGGAAAGCTAATCGGAGGTGATAAGGCCAAAACCATTGAGGAAGTCAAGCGAATGATGGCGGCGGAGACTTGGTTCACAGCAGAGGAAGCGCTTGAAATGGGCTTTATTGATATGATAGTTGAGGAGAAAAAAGAGGAACAAACTATATATGAAGAAACCTATGCAATGATAAGAGCAGAGGCAAAATTTAAAAACATTCCAAATAAAATCAAAAACAATATGCAATCAGAAAAGAAGACCTTTCTTCAGCAACTTGCGCAAATGTTTGGTTTTAAGGCAGAAATTACTGAGAACGAAGTCGAAGCGGCTGCAGTTAGTGATGACAAAGCCGTAGAGCCAGCAGTTGAAGCGAAAGAGGAAGCAAAAAGCGACGAGAAAGCCGAAATGGAGGCCAAAATCGAAGCATTAGACAAGCAACTTGAGGAAAAACAATTGAAACTCGAAGCTATAGAGGCCGAAATACAGGCTAAAATTAGCTACAAAAGCGATGTGAAGGCCGAAAAAACTGCTGAGATTGGTTTCACTCAAGACCAGATCGTACAGGCTTCAAAATTCATTAACTCACTAATCAAAAACTAACATAAAATGTCATTCAATAAGGAAAACTTTTTTGTGGAGGGGAACTCAGAGGAGTTCTTTTTCAGTCGCACGAATCCACTTGCAAACGCTGCAAATGCTGAGATTCTAAAAATTGAAAACTGCGGAGGATCCTGTGATCTTCAATTGGACTTTAGTGCTGCGACAACTTCGAGCGTTACTACTTTCACGTTTAACGCACCTACAAGCGGCTATGATACAAAGTATATCAAAGTTCAAATAACAGACGGAGCAGGTAATTTTGTTACTGGCGTTGATACCGGTACCGTTTCAAGTATTGCAATAGATGTTTCAACATTGACTGGTAGCAATTGGTCTGTAATTATCGAAATTGCAACAGGTGATCTTGACATACTCGGCTGCGATTGTGTTAGAAGATTCTCATTCGGCTATGATGGCGGAACTTTGGCAATTGATACGGAGGCTCTATGGGCTCCAGTACTTAGAATTACAAACGTAGGCGGAACAACTGCAATAACTACTAAGTCACTCGGTTTGACTTTCCCAGCAAGTGGTCCGAATATCAATTTTCAAGTTGAGCTCGAAAATATTGGAAACACGGTTTTAGATATTGGCGCAATCACAGTAACATCTCAGGTTTTATCTGCATCAATTCCAACTTTTGCCGATATTATTTATCCGGGTCAAAAGCGTACTTTGTCAGCGGTTGCAAATGGCAACTTGGCAGCAGGTAACAAAACAGGTAGCATTGTAGTAAATAGCAATGGCGGTAATATTACTTTGGCTATTACTTATACGGTAGTATAATTCATTAACTAACAAATCAAATTTTAAATATATATGGCAACATTTGAAGCTGGTCAATTCCGTATCGGACTTGTAGGCACTCAGGCTCAGGAAATGCTTTTCAAACCAGTATTTTTTGATGCAGAAATAGAAGACATTTTCGAGACAATGGTCCTCGTAAATAATAAGCAGCAAATCGGTTACGTAGGCGTAATGGAGGATATTATGCAGCTCTCAGGCGGTTGCGGTTGGACTCCAAAAGGGGCACTCGGATTGTTCGAAAGATGTATTGAAGTAGACGAGATCAAAGTAAATCTTGAGCTTTGTTACGACGAATTTGTAGGTACTGTTTATAAGCAAAAACTTAAAGCAGGTACTCAGAGCAGCAACTTAGAAGGTACTATCTTCATGCAGATCCTAATGACTCGCATGGTGCAGGCTTTGCGCAAGCAGATGCTAAAGGTTGCTTTCTTTGGCAATAAAGCAAGTGTAGATGATGCAGTAAATATTACTGATGGTATGTGGTCGGTTTATATTCCGCAGTTGGTAGCTAATAACTTGATCCCTTATATCAATTCTAATAGCGGTACGCCTTTAGGAGCTGGTGATGGTATTGACTTGCTTAGTGCAGTATGGGAAAATAGCACAAACGTACTTTCAGCGGTACCGGAGGCTCAAAAAGTATTCTTAGTATCTGCTAACGTTTACAGACAATATCTGCAAGACCTTCAGAACAATGGTGTAAGCTCTGCGGCCCACTTAACTTTGTTGACTGATGGCGCTCAGCGTTTAACGTTTAACGGAATTGAAGTTAAGCCGATGTATGACTGGCAGCAATATGCAGACAGCTACCTAAACGTACAGGATGCTAACTTTGTACTTTACACAGAAAGAACAAACTTCGTTTTGGGTACCGACATCGCTAACCCAATCAATCAGGCTATGGCTTGGCACGATATGGAAGAGGAAAAATTGAAAGTAAAATCACGTTTCTATCTTGGTTTCAACTACAAGCACTCTGACCTTATCACGGTTGCATATTAATTAACCAATCAAAAAA